CAGCAGCTCCTTCGCCGTCTTCATGGGGAACTGGCCGGTTGCGGCGAGCGGCAGGAGCATCTCCACGAACTTCGCGAAAGCCGTGAGGAACTCGATCCGCGCTTCCTTGTCCGCCTGCTCGTCAGCCAGGATGGTCGACTGCGTCTCGATCGAGATGGTGATCTTGCGTTTCAGGTCATTGCGCAGCCGATCGTGCACGAGTTCCCATGAAGTCTCTGGCACATCCAGCAGCTCTGGCTCGGCCGGTGGCTGCGGCAGCGCTGCTTGAAGCACCTGCGCGGGGTCAGTGCCAGCCGCGCCGGCCGCCGCTTCAATCTGAGCCTTGGCCTCCTGGTAAATCGCCGCCTGGGCCTCAAAGTCCGCCAGCAGCGCTTGGTTCTTGGCGATCATGTCCTGGCGCTCTGCCTCGGTCAGCGGCAGATCGAGCGCGCAGATATCCGCGAGGAAGGCGGTGTCGAACTGCTCGGCGGCAATCTCGATCATCATGCGGAGAAGATCGCGGGCGAACACGGCAATCTGGCGCTGGCGGCTGGCGAGTCGCATGCCCGCATAGCGCCCTTCAAGGTTCGCCTGGGTCGCAGTGTTGGTCGGGTCGCCAGCTGAACGCATCACATCGGCAATGCCCGAGGATTCGAACATCCGAGCCTTTGCGCCCTCGCGGAGGGTGGCGAGGGCCTGAAGGGCGACAATCATCTCCTGAACAGGCAGCCACTGGATGATGCCGGATGTCCCGCCCTTCTCCATCAGCTTGATCCAGGACGAAACCGGGACGATGACGTTCTTGCCCGAGAGCAGCTCCTTCACCGTGTCGGCGAGCGCCGCAGGGATGGCACCAGAGATCGACAGGACTTGCAGGATCGAGGCCATCTTGGCACTCGCCAAGTCCGCCTCCCGGGCCTGGGCTTCGTAGTAGCGCACATCCGGTCGCGGCACGAGCGCCCCGCCCCGGGTGGTAGACAACAGAGGTTTGGGTGTCGGGAAGAAGTCCTCGAGTCCATAGAGGTCGTCTTCCGCCTCGATGATTGTGCGCGGCCGATAGTCGGGCGCCCACCAGATCACGCGCCGGGTCGCCAGGTTCCAGATTTCCCAGACGGTCGCGGTGTCGAAAGGCGAAGGGACAGGATCACCGGTCGAGGTGTCTTCTTCGGTCGTCCCACGCAACTCGCGATCCTCGTCGCCGATGCCGCGCTGGGTGTCGACCATGCCCTTTCGGTTGAACGTGATCTGGTCAGCCACCTCCTTGCCGAACCGCGCCTCGATCTCGTGCCGCATCATCGGCTCTTCGAAGGCCAGCCAGGGCAGCTTCTTCCAGCTTGGCGCCGGGGCAAAGAGCGTGCGCCGCCATTCCTTGGCCTCGGGCAACACCTCCTCGTTCACCTTGCGCTCGACCAGCGCAGGCGTCCCGTCTTCCCCAACCACAGGCTTGCCACTGATCGGGTCGAGCACAGGCACCTGCTCGAACTTTGCCTTGTAGACAACCCGGGCCACGCCGCGGCCCGCGATCAGCCAGTCATCCCGGACGAGTTCCATCGTGTCGTCAAAGGGTGTGGTCGTGAGGAGATACTGGGCAAGGCGCTGGCCTGCCTCGGCCGCGAAAAGGGCAGTTGCGTCTGCCTTGCCATCGCCTCGGAAGCGCCGCTGAACGATCGGCGTCGGGGTTTCGCTGAACAGGAGCGGCTTCATCACCTCGATGTTGGCATGCACCAGGGCGTGAAGGTCGGTGATCTCCTTCCCTGCGATACCATCCACGGCGCTGCCGGCACCCGGATCGTCCTCGGGTCCGAAGTAGAGGTTCTCGGCCTCGAGGGCCTCGTGACGAAACCGTCGCTCATGCTTGAGCGCGGCAGAGATCTGCTTGTTCCAGAACTCCCACAGCTCGTCCGGGCCTGCTGCCTCGGCTTCCTGTTCGGTTTCCGGCCGCTCATTGATGTCGGTCTGCAGCTCGGACGCAGGAGCGAAAGGGATGAGATCGGGCAGGCTTCCACCGGACGCGTCAACGATTTCGCGGAAGTCGTTCATTACCCGTAGCGTCGCTGGCGTCGGTTCATTTCCTGCTCGTGGCGGGACCATAGGTCATCGAGGGTATCGCCGTGCGGCGAGCGTTGCTTCTTGCGCGGTGGCTCGCCGGCAATGATCCGGTCAAGCCCGCGGGCAAAGAGCGTGGCTGCATCGACAGTGTCGTCATGGCGCCCGGTCGGGAACTGCAGGAGCTCGGTCTCGAAGGCGTTCAAGTGGTCGAGGATGTTCGCCGGAAGCTCCGCATGCTCAGGCAGGAACAGCTTGCCCATTGCGGACCAGCCCAGCAGAACTTGCGCGCGCATCGACTTGTCCTGGCCGGATGTCATCTGCACTCGGTCAACGTACGTCGACTCCTGCTCCATCGTGGTATTGATCAACGGGCCCATGGCGCGGATGATCTGTCCCTGCTCCTCGAACCAGCGCAGGGGCTTCCATTTCTTCACCAGGCGCATCCAGTGCATGACCCATTGGTCGGACTGGGTGCGCCCGCGCCAAAGGTCGAGCAGGTAGACGTTGAGGTCTCGATCGACACCCCAGACCATGTGAACTGTGAAGTCCGGGTCGTCCTTCTGCGTTTCCTTCTCGGTCACGGCATAGTCGCTCGAGCCGTAGATTTGCAGGGCGGTGAGGTCGAGCTTGCCGGGGCTGTAGCGCTGGATGTGATCGGCCGTGAACATCAGCCCTTCTTCGGGGCTCGGGCGCTGCTGGAAGAGGGCCGACCAGACCCATCCGCCACGACGACGGACACCGCCCAGCTGCTTCTCGCCAAAGGCCTCGGGCCAGAGCCATTCGCCGGGCTTGCGCTTGAGGGGGTCGTTCTCATGCTCGGCAACGGCCGGCAGGGACAGGACGAACCACTTCTCGCCGGTCTCCTTGTCGGCATACCACCCGGTCTTGCCGTTGAAGTCATCGGGCAAAATCCGGCCCGCCGGGTCGTCCATGTGCCATCGCGTGAAGACCATCAGCTGCTTGCGACGACCCTGCAGGCGGGACAGCAGGTCGGTCTTGTAGGTTTCCCAGATCTCCTCGCGCATGTGGGCCGACATGGCGATTTTCCGGCCCTTCACGATGTCGTCCATGAAGAGCCATTCGGCCGGGTTGCCGTGCTGGTTGCCGCCGATCGCGCCGAAGCCGTTGTATTCGCCACCGAGGCCAGTCGCCCATTGCTCCTTCTGCTGGCTGTCGCCGGCGAGTTGTACCTCGGGCCAGGGCCAGAGCCGGTGGCGCAGGAGGTTCCGGACGTTACGCCCGATCTTGGCCGCATAGTGCTGGGTGTGCACCACGGACATGATCTTGGTGTTCGGGTACTTACCTAGGAGCCATGCCGGGAAGAGCGTGGTTGCCATCAGGGATTTGATATGCCGTGGCGGGGCGAAGAGCATCGCCCGGTCGATCCGATCCGCGTCCATCGCTTCGAGGAGCTTCACGATCACCTTGAGATGGCGGGGCGGCATGAACCCCGTCATGCGCATATAGAACGCGAGGATCGAGCGCTGCGCTTCGAGCCGGTCCAGCTCCTCGTGGAGCATCAACTCCTCGAGGAGGTCGGCGTCATGCATCATGCGCGCGGCACCCACCTGATCGATGTGCTGTGCGACAATTCCGGCAGGGTCGGCCGGTCAACGTCCGGCCCCCCAATCGCGATGACCTGCCAAGGGTATTCGCGCATCACGAAAGCGACTTCACCCGGCTGGCACCAGCCGTTCGCGTAGCGGCGAAGCCGGGCGACGTCTTCTGCCGTCGGCCGATCCTTCCAGCGAATGGAACACATCCGGATGCGAAAGATCATTCGTCTGCCGCTTCCAGCTTTGCCGCGAGCTTGTGGCACTGGCGGCCGAGGCGGCGCAGAAAGTCACCCAGGGCGTGGAGACAGGTGCTCATTGATCCCTCCTTGGTTCGGTCTTGGCTTTGAACTCAACGGCGCGCTGTACCGCCTCGAGCGCCTTGATCATGGGCAGGTAGAACTGCGCGAAGGCGCCTGGCTCATTGGTGCGTTCATTCGTGCGGGCGGCCAGCGCGCGATAGAACCGCAGCTGCTGAGGCAACTGGTCGGCCTGGATGATCTGAGACCAGTCGCCCTCGGAGATCGCCACTGTCTGGCCGTCCGGAGACAGGCGGGCTGAGATCCGGTTCATGCTGTCCGCCCTCCGGTCTGCTTCCGCCGTGCCTGCAGCTCCTCGAGACGCTTCTTGATCTGCTCTTCGGTCATCGTTGTGATGGGGCCGGTGCTGGGCGATGGCTGTGCCCCGATCGGCGGCGTAGCAGCATCCTCCGGCACGGCTTCGGGCTGCAGCTCTTCCGGCGTGAGCAGAAAGTCCCAGGTCGATGCAGGAGCCCTGCCGTAGAGCTCGGGGAAGCGCTTGCGAAGCACCTCGACCAGGACGAGCTGGTTGCCCTTCTTGCCCTCTGCGTACTTGCGGGCCCGATCCGTCCACCAGGTGGTGATCAGGACGCGCGCAATCAGGACAGCCTCGCGGAACTCCGGGTGGGTGTTCGCCCAGTTCCGCAAGGTGCCCATGTGTACCCCGATATGGGCGGCCCATTCCTCGGGGAATTTGCCGTCCTGCGCGAGGAGCCTGATGGTCATGCAATGCTCCGGATCATACTTCGACGCCCGGCCCTCATCGCCAGGCTGCTGCCCGATCAGGATCATGTGACGGCGTGACATCGGCGGCATATCGGCGGGCTTGTTGAAATCACAGAAGGAGGCGGTGGCCGGCGGTACTGAGCTGCCAGCCCTTGATGGGGGCTGGCTCAACCCATTGCTGCGCCTTGAGGCGTTCGAGGATCGAGTTGGCGGCATTGTCCGGGATCGAGAGAGCATTGCGGACTGCCCGACCTGCCGAGATGTCGGCATCGCGATCGCGAATGGCGGCCAGTGCGCGGAACAGCATGGCATCGATCCGTCCGGAGAGGACCGAGCCAGGTGCCCACCCTCCCCCGGTCCGGGTGGCGAGATAGGTCCATCCGTCGATCGTGGCGATGCGTGTGCGATGCTGTGCGCCGACGATGTAGCCGGTCTCCTGCAGCAGCAGGATGGTTTCCGCGAGCTGGTGCAGCGGGTCACTCTCGAGCCTGTCCGGCCCGAGGTTTCCGATGTGGTAGACGACGGTATCGCGCGCCCTGGCGCGGGCGACCCACCGGCAGAAGCTCGGCGTGTCGTGGACCGTGGATCGCAGGGCGATCGTCATGCGTCAGGCCTCCATCGCGTCGGGAAGAAGGCCGCGCTTGCGTGCCGCCTGAATGCGCTTCTTGGCCGCGGCACGGGTGATACCGAGCCGATCGGCAATGGCGGTGGAGCCTGCGCCTTCCTTCACCAGGCGGATCAGCTCGGTCGGGTCCTGCAGCCTGGTCTTGGGGTGGCCGACCTTGTGGCGAAAGCCAGCTGCACTGGGCTGGACGACGGACAGCGTCTCCGGCTCGGCATTCGGCCGGACGGCATCCTGCTCAAGGTGCCAGTCGGTGAAGCCCGCGATCTGGGCCTTGATGTAGACGCTCCGCTCGCTGTAGCCGGCCACCCGGCGACCGGTCTTGTCGCAGACCGCGAAGATGCGGGTGCGCTGCAGGCGGCCAGCCCGGCTGAGGACGGCGACCACATCGCGCTCCGTCAGGCCGAGGCGATCGGCGATCTCGAGCGGATCATGGGTCAGGGCCATCGAGGCGATGGACTGCGGGGTGGCGACGGTGGTGCCGCGCTTGGTGATCGTGACGGCGGTTGTCATGCTGCGAACTCCTTCGCGTCTGGGGTTTCGGGGGCTGCGGGAAGCTGATCGGGGGAGATGGTCCGGCGCTCGATCGCGTCTGCTTCGGCCTCGTGGATGCCCTTGATCCGGGCCTGAACGGCGACGTGGTGGTTCCACTCGGCCATCCGTGGTCGCTGGGTCATGGCCCGCTCCGCCTGGTCGGGGGACAGCGTGAAGCCGTAGAACCGGGCCTCTCGCTCGTCGGCGAGAATGCCGCGAGCGATGAGCGATGCGGTGTGCCGGGACGATCCGAGACCGGGACGCTGGCTCTTGAACTTGAGGAACCACTCGACCAGCTGCGTCTCCTCGAGCGAGCTTGCGAAGGTCTCGCCCTTGTCCGGGCCTGAGGTCTGATGGCTGGCCTTGCAGGCTGCTTCGACCTCGCTGGCGATCGGCCAGGCCTGGGTCTTCATCCGCCGCAGCAGGACATCCTCGAACCGGTCCCACCAGAACTCGTAACCCATGGTCGGGGCGAACTGGCGGATGACCCGGTTGAGGCTCGCCAGCTCCTGGGCCTGCAGTTCCGGCTTGCCCGCCAAGGTGCGCGGCGGGCTCTTGCGGTTGAGCAGTGCTGCGAGGCGGGTGGCCAGGAATTCGTCGCGCTCGGACATCTCAGAGGCCTTTCGCTTTGAGGGCTTCGGTCGAGGCCCGGACCATGGCGAGGATGTCCATGGCCTCCGGGACAGGCTTTTCGGGCGTGGCCTTGCGCGCCTCGGCCAGCCGCAACATCCCGCCGGTGAAGTACCGCAGGCTGGACGGCGGGCCCGGGTCGCGCTTCCGGGCCATCATCTCGCTGATCACGGCCAGCTGGTCGTCGTCGGTGATCCCGAGGGACTGCCAGTGCCCAACCTCAGCCATGTCGGCCTGCGTGCCGAGCATGCGCCCGTTGGGCCCGGTCAAGCCGGACGGATCAACGCCGATGGCGACGAGGATGCGCTCCCGGTGGGTCAGTCCACGATCGGGCGGCGGCACAAATGCCGGGGCAAGATCGACCGGCTCGGGGGGCGATGGTGAGGTTTCGGAGGGCAAGGCCTCGCGCACGCGCTCGCGCGCATCATCACCATCATTCTTATCTGTGGTTATGGATATGGATATGGAAGCATTGCCATCGCTTTGCGTTTCTGATGCGCTCGCATCTGGTGTCCCCTTTGTTTTCAACCACCTACGTGAAGCGCTGTAAGATGCGGACCCACTACGCTGTCTGACAGCAATGAGCTCGTCCGTCAGACGGCCCTGCGAAATCCTGCCATCCTCGACCGTGAAGAAGTCCATCAGGACGGGCTTGATCCGGGTCCATTGGCCGACGGTCAGACGGGTGTATTTGGCCAGCGTACGGTCATCTGACGGCAGGCTGCCGCCCTTGCGCCACATCGCGATCAGCAGCAGCAGATAGGCCCCGTGCTCGATGGTCGACAGGTGTGTCGTGTCGCCCAGATAGGCGTCCGTCCACAGAGGCATGGCTGGATATTGCGCCATCAGTTGAGCCTCCGAGGGGGCTCTTCATCGTCCGTCTCGAGCTCTGTGGCGGGCTGATCCTCCTCGGGCGGAAGGCTGTTCTGGCAGATCAGAATCCCTTCCGAGAAGGCCTTGCAGACGGTGTTCAGGATGGCCTGACAGGTGCGGCTTTCGTCGGGCGAAAGCCCTCCCGACTCGATCGAGACGGCGTAGCACCGGGCGATGAAGGGGAGCCGGGTGTCGAGCGGGTCCATGACACAGAGGAGCCACCGCAGCTGGTCGCGATAGAGGTGCGATGACGGGGGATCCGGCACCTCGTCATAGCAGAGCGTGAAGGGCTGGAAGCGGCTCACAGGAGCACCCCCTGACGGCCGTCTGTCCTGTCCATGAAGCGCAGCTGCATCGGCACCTCTGGCCAGCCACGGCGCCAGACGAACCAGGCATTTCGCTGCGGAGGAGACCCCTCCCCGGTGAAGTCGAGCTTCCAGCGCAGCAGATAGGCGTAGCTGAATGGGTGCTGCTCGAGCAGGGCGCCGAGACCATTCTGGCGGGCCGCAGGCCAGTCCCAGGATAGAAGCAGCGCCAGATAGTCCCAACCCGGCATGGACATCGTGTGCCTGAGCCAGCGGCCGTGGCCATCCCTGGCATTGATCAGGTTGTACGGCGGGTTGGTGATGATTGCCCGGGCCCGGCTGCGATGGCAGGTGAAGAAATCGACCTCCCAGCTGTCAGGGCAGCCGCGGTCGATCAGATCCGACGCAGTGCACGGCAGTCCGGCCTCGCGGATCGGGCGCACGAGCGCGCCATCGCCGCAGGCGGGTTCCCAAACCGCGCCGCAGGCCCGGATCGCCTCGCCGTCGCGCGCCAGGAGCGCCCGGATCGCTTCTGGCTGCCCAGTCGGATAGAAATCCTCGGCCCTGCGCGCCTCCTCCCGGGCCCGCATCTTCTCGATCGGCAATGCCATCAGGCTGGCCTGGCGGTCGTCCTGTGGTGCCTTGGCCTTGATCGCACGAAAGAGGGACTTCGCTGACGCGGTCATGTGAGAAGCCCCCTCAAGCCGGGGCGCACCGCGCGTAGAACATCGCTCGCGGTCGGGGGCTGTTGGGCCGGACGAATACAGGCGACACAGCCCGCGATGCCGGGCACCCACTGCGACTTGCAGCTCCGCACCCACTTCTTGCTGTCGTTCCGGATGACCTTCGCCTTGACCAGGGCGTCGAGAAACGCCTTGGCCGCGTTGTCGCTGTCCATCTCGCCAACGCCCTTCTCACCGACGAGAAGGACGATATCGACGGGAAGGGCAAAGGCCGGCAGCGGGCGCTGAGCTGCGAGGCGCTGCGCCGCGTTCTTCTGCCAGGCCTTGTAGTCGGAAGTCGCGACCCGCCCGATCTTTTCCACGTTGCGGAAAAGGTTGTTGGTGCTGATCGGCACCGGAAGGACAATGTAGGCGGGTCGCTCGAGGGCCAACACGGGTGTCAGGCCTCTTCGCTGTCGTCGCTCAGGCGGGGCCCGACCGCGCCCGGGTCATCTTCGAGGGGATCCTCTTCCGCCCTGCCCGCTTCATCGCCGACCTCGGGCCGTTCCGGGAACAGGTCTGTATCAGGCTCGAAGCCGAGCTGTGAGGGCGGCTGCTCCAGCTCTGCGAAGTCATCCTCTTCGCCGTCGTCCGGATCAGCGTCGAAGGCCTCGCCGTCGATCTCATCGCCACCCTCATCCAGGGGCAGCCCGGGCTGGTCGGCATCGATCGGCACCTCGCCACGGGCATTCATGAAGGTGTCGGAGTCGACCATCAGGACGATGACCTGCGAACCGACATTGTCGCCCAGGACCGACCGGTACTGCTCGATATTCTGGCAGGTGATCTTGGCCTCGATCTTCTGGTCCGCCTTGATCTTCATGTCGCCGAGCGTGACCACGGCGCGCTCGAACTCGTAGTTCGTGAAGAGCTTCACGACCTTGCGCACCAGGTTGTTCGCGGCAGAGGTGCAGGAATTGACCAGCTCGCGCTGTTCCTGCTCGCTCATCTGTTGCCAGGGCTTCGGCTTCGTCCGGATGTGGCCGAGCATCACGTCCCGGATGTCGCCAGACAGGGTCTCAAGGCTCAGGTCGTTCTCAGTGTCGTCCAGCATGTCAGGATTCCTTCTTGGGGCTGGGGTGGTCAGGGGGTGAGCGTGGCAGTCCTGTTCTTGCCGCGGCGCCGGACACGGCCGCCGGTCGGCAGGACCGTGATCGGGATCAGGTGGCGGAAGTCCCAGACGCAGTAGCGGTGCACGCCGTCGGCCGTTGCGAACCGCCATACCTGCCGGCCGGGCTCCTGAGCGGCGCAGACAAAGCGCACGAAGGAAGGGTTGTCGTCGCCGATCGCGATGATCAGCGCTTCCCAAAGGGTCCAGACCGGATAGTCCGGCGCGATCCGCTCGAGCGCGCGCTGGGTGAAGTGAAGGTAGGCGTGGTCGAAATCGAATGCCCTTCGCCTGGCCACGCGGTTTTCGATCAGGCGGCGCTGCGCATTTGCGGAAAGATCCCCCGGGGGCAGGTGAGACCCCCGGGGGAGAGTTGCCCCGGTCGGCGAGCAGTCAGCCGTACCGAGGGAGGCATTCCGATCGAGGCGGCCCATGGGTCACCTCTCGTCACGTTGGCAATGTTTTTCTGGCTTCCGCTGGTGCGACAGACGGGCAGCGAAGGCGTCGGCACGGCCGGCGCGGATCGCCTCGCGCAGCTCGAGGTGGAAGCGAAGGCGCGCGAGGATGCGGGAAAGGGTCTTCATTTGCCGCGCCCCCCGGTGCCGAAGATGAACTCGAAGACGGCCTCGGACTTCGCGAGCGCCAGGATCGGGACGACGTAGCGCCAGTGCGGCGTGGTCTCACCGCGGAGCCAGTACCGGACAGTCCGGACGCTGACCGCCCTGCCCTCGCTGGACAGATGCGCAGCCATCAGCTCGGCCAGTTCGTTCTCCGACCAGGCTTCCGGAAAAGCCCGCCACATCTGCCGGACGAGCCAGGTACGCTCCGCCTCTTCCGAAAGCCGCTTGCCACCCGTTTTGTGGCAAGACCTTGCTGTGAAGTCTGGGCCATCCTCACGGAACCCAGGGAACGGATGCGGCAATGGCAGAGGGTTGGTGTTGGCGGAGGGGTTCATGCGACCTTCGCCTCAGAACTGGACTGGACAGGCTCGCCTCCAGTCATTTCGTTGAAGGTGGCAACCACAGCTTCCCAAGTCGCGAAAGTTGGGCTTGCGCGTCGTTCACTCCATCGCCACCAGGTCGTCTTCGCGATTCCTGCCTTGTCGCAGAGCTGCGCAACCGTCAGGCCCCTCTCAACGAGGGCGAGCTCCATCTTGGGAATGTCATTGGGGTGCAGCATAAGCGCCTCGCACTTTGTCTGCAGGCTTGATGCATTAATGCACAGCTCAAGTCAATGCATTAAAGCAGCATGCACATAGCGGGCGTCAAAGGTACCCTTGCAACTATGCAGGACGATTGGCACCTGAACTACTTGCGCGATGTGCTTACCAGCACCGGGTGGACGGCTTCGCGGCTAGCCAAGGAAATTGGAGTGGCGTCTACGACGCTGACCAGGGCCCTGAACAGCCCGAGCCACAAGTTCAACCTTTCCCTCACTACCCTGGACAAGATCCGAGAACGGACGCGTATTCCTTTCCCGTCTGCCGTCGCCGGTGCTTCGCACAACGCATCCCCTCTGAACCCAGATGCGAGCAAACCAAATGTCCTGATTCCGGTCTATGATGTCGCAGCGAGTGCGGGAGACGGCGCCATAGTTGACGCCGAGCCGGTCGTAGCACACATGGCGCTCTCTCGAGACTACCTAAGGAGCGAGATCGGATCAGCCGCCAAGAATCTGAAAGTCATTAAGGTTCAAGGTCATAGCATGGAGCCTACGTTGAACCATGGCGACCTGGTGATGATTGACGTGACCAAGCGCGACCTCAACTTCGACGGACTCTTTGTGGTCAGGTTCGGTGACGCGTTGCAGGTGAAGCGGATAGGTCGGTCACCCACAAGAGGCCAGGTGGAACTGATCTCGGACAACCCAGCGTACGGACGACGAGACTGGGCCGTGGATGACCTCGATCCTATCGGAAGAGTGCTGTGGGTTGGTAAAAAGGTATGACTAAGTTTGTGTATTTATTTCGCTTTTTCTGTTCTGGCGACAGCAGCTGACTCGCAAGAGATTTGCACAAAGAACCGCGGCTGCTTTCCCGAGAGCAGTTTCGCCTGTGAAGACGTTACCAGGAGTTCCTTCGTGAACCGGATCTGCTTCGACTCTTCGGCTTCACAATTGGCAATCCAGCTAAGGGATACATACTACCTCTACTGCGGCGTCAGCGAGGACATGGTGATTGAGCTGATCTCCGCACCATCCATCGGCTCGTACTACAATCAAGAAATCAAGGGCAGATTCGGGTGCAGCGATTGACCCATCATCGCTTGTACAAGCTGGGTATCTTCAAGCGATCCGTAAGAATGCATTAATGCATTGACACGATCAGTGCATTAATGCATGTAATGGGCTCCTGCGAAGGAGCTCACAATGTTTTCCAACACCCCAGTATCCTCTCAAAGGGCCAACGTTGGGCCGTCACACCTGCCTCGTCTGACGGCCGCCCAGGAAAAGTCCCGCACCGCGTCCGAGCTGATGCTGACCGAGGCCATCATGGACCTCGACGGCGAAACCGCCGGTCCCATGCTCGGGCGACTGTTGGCCCACCGGTTCGGAGCTCAGGCTGCCGAAAGCATTGGTGACCGCATCGCCAGGGAGGCGCATCTTTGCGCGCGCGGCCAATGAAACTGGTCGCGATCGCGGTTGCTGCGTCCTTTGCAACGGTCTTCGCGGCTGAGTTCCTCGAAACGGCAGCCTGCAGGGCCGCCGGCGGGTCGGCCTGTGCCTTCCCGATGGCAGGCCCCTGATGGGCGCCGATCCCACCCTCGACGCCTACTACCGCGAGTTCGCCGAAAGGCAGCGCCGGATCGGGCTCGATGAAGACGCACTGAGGCGGCCAGCGGCCACGCACAACGAGCCTGCCTCCTGGGCCCGCTCTCCCAAAGACCCTGACCCAACCTCCTACCACCCGTCCAGCTGGGGCGGCCACTGACCCCGAAAGGAGAACACCCTTGTCCAAACTCATCCTGGACATCCAGTCCATGACGCCGGTGATCGCCTCCCACGGCACCGACTACATCGCGGCGAAGACGCTCGAGGGCGTGGATGTCGTCCTGCAAGTTCCCCGCGCGCTCGCAAAGTCGATCGCACGGGGGCTTTCCAGCCTGGCCGACGAGGCCCAGCCGCAAGAGGGTGCCGTCGCGCTCTTCGCTCCCCTGGTGAACCAGACCGCACTGGCGGGCCGGCTGCACGAGATCGCGCTCCGCGGTGGTCTGCAGCCGGGCGACCTCGACGCCATCCGCCTGGCCTCGAGCGTCCTCTATCAACGGGAGGCTGCGTGATGGCGCGACAGTTCGTTGGCTGCACGTTCCACCCTGGCGGCCGGGTCTACACCTATCACAACGACGGTGAGCCCGTGGCCGTCGGGCAAGAGGTTCGGGTCGAGGCGCGCGAGGGAAGCTGGAAGGCCGTCACCGTCGTTTCGATCACCGATGAGGCTCCAGCCTTCCCCACCAAGCCTGTCCTGTCCGGGGAGGCCGCCTGATGCGATCGAATTGGCAGCCTGCATTTCCGACAGCCCCAAATCCGGACAGCTACCACGGTCTGAGCAAGCGCGAGTTCGCTGCGATCCACATCATGGCGGCCATGATCAGCAACAACGACGTGCTCGACGTCGCTGGCCAGGCCGTCGAAGCCGGTAGCGCTCCGGATCTCGCTGTCGCGGTGGCAAAGCAGACCATTGCCTTCGTGGATCGCCTGTTCGCGGAGCTCCGGTCATGATCCGCCGCCCGTCGACCGCAGCTCAGCTCTATAGCTGGCACCGTTCGGCCCTGGCTGGCGAATGCCCGGCCCAGCACGACGGCCTGCCTGAGGCGGGCTGGTATCGTACCCGCTTGGTCAAAGGTGGCCCGTTTGTCCCTGTCCGCATCTTCGTGGAGAGGGAGATCGATCCGGAGACCGGCGAGCTAACCGGGCCCGAGCGCCTCGCCTGCGAATGCGACGGCCAGCGCCGTGACCCCGCGCAACTGTGGTCGTTCCTCGAGCCCATCAGCAAGGCCAACTTCGATCGCCTCGGCGCCATGCGCCAATCCAACCCAGCGATGGCGGCCACGATGGTCGCCATCGACCTCACAGCCAGCCCCATGAGGCCCTGAAATGAACGATCTCTCAGCTTCCCTGCCTGTGGCGGTCAAGCCGCCGCCCGTCAGCCAGGACGCAGAAGACCCGCCGCCCGCGGGCCACAACAACCCACCGCCCTATGATCCCGTCCAGCTTGAGGAGGCGGCCGCCAAGACCGCGGAGTTCCTCGATGCCGGCGACGCCTGGCTCGATCTGAAGGAGATCGCGAGCGCCGAGCAGGCGGAGAAGCTCACTGACTTCGTGGGCGGCGCGCGCAAGGTCTACAAAGCGGTCGATGAGCTCCGCAAGCGCGCCAAGGCGCCACACGATGCGGCCGCCAAGGCTGTCCAGGACGCTTTCACGCCCCTCCTCGACCGGCTCGAGGCTGCAGTGAAGAAGGTGAAGCCGTTGCAGACGGCTTGGCTCTTGAAGCTCGAGGAGATCGACCGGCAGCGTCGGGCCGAGGCAGCGGCCGAAGCACGCCGCAAGGCCGAAGAGGCAGAGCGCCTCGCATCCCAGGCACAAAGCCGCAACGACATCGCCGGCGAGGTCCGCGCGGCCGAGCTGCAGAAGGAAGCCGACAAGCTGCAGAAGCTGGCCAACCGTACTGACGGTCCGAAGGCCGCATCGGCGACTGGTGGAGGCCGGACCATGGCGCTCCGTGATCAGCGCTCGGCCGAAATCACGAACATCAACCTCCTCTTCGTCCACTTCCGCGAAGCGCCCGAAGTCCGGGACGTGCTGCAGCGGCTCGCGAACGCCGAGATCCGGTCTTCGCAGTGGGACGGCAAGGATCTCCCCGGCACCACCACCAAAACCGAGAAGGTCGCAGCATGAACGCCCCCATGAACACCAACCCCACCGCGAAACTTCCCCTGCGCCAGGTGCAGAACGTGCGGGAGCTGCTCATCAACGAGAACGCCCGTGGCCAACTCGCCAAGGTGGCAGCCAAGCACATGAACCCCGAGCGGATGATGCGGGTCGTGGCGAACGCGATCCGCACAACACCGCAGCTCGCGGACTGTGATCCCATGTCGATGCTGGGCGCCTTGATGACCGCGGCGTCCCTGGGGCTCGAGCCCAATACCCCGCTCGGCCACGCCTATCTGATCCCCTTCAAGAACAACAAGAAAGGCCTCATCGAGGTGCAGTTCATCATCGGCTACAAGGGCTTCGCGGACCTTGCCCGCCGATCGGGCCAGATCGTCAGCCTGCATGCCGACGTCGTCTACTCGGACGATGAAATGTGGTCCTTCGAGTACGGCTCCGACATGCATCTCCGGCACAAGCCGGGGCCGCGGAAGGGCAAGAAGACGCATGCCTACTGCCATGTCACCCTGAAAGACGGGCAAGCCTTCATCGTGCTTCCTTGGGAACAGGTGATCGCCACCCGCGACAAGTCACAGGGCTGGCAAAGCGCCCTCCGGTTCAACAAGACCGCCTCTTCGCCCTGGTCAACGCATGAAGATCGCATGGGCGCCAAGACCGCGGTCCGCGCCCTGGCCAATGCAGGCGAAATGCCGCTCTCGATCGAGTTCCTCGAGGCTGTGGACTCGGATGAACGGGTCATGTCGTTCGATCTGTCATCCGGCATGGCAGAGCCGACAGGCGAGGTTATCGAGGGCGAAGCTGCCGAGACCTACGACGCCGAGACCGGCGAGGTTACCCGGCAGATCGAACAGGATCGCGGCCCCGAGCTGGAGAAGGTGAACGCTGCTCAGCAGCGGTCGGCTGAGCCGGTCAGTGCCCGCAAAGCGATGGACAACCTCGCCCCCAAGGCCTTTGAGCAGCGCCAGGCCACAACGGAGCAGGGCCAGACGGCCGAGCGCGAGGAGGAACCGGCCCAGGAGCAACAGCAGCTCGAGCTCACGCGCGAGGCCCTGCCCGACGATCAGGCTGCGCGAAAGGTCGATCGCGCGCAGTTCCAGACCCTGTTTGACCACCTGGTAGGCGAGATCGAGAGCGCCGGCGCCGAAGCCGTCGAGGAGCTCTACGGTGAGCAGCTGGCCCACATGCGGCATGCGGTACCCGAGCTCTACACCGAGATCGCTGAGAAGCTCGACCAAGCCAAGGCCGCCTGATCCAGACCCACGCCCCCTATCCCAGGCGTGGCAACCTCCCCGGCGACCTGCTCAGCGCTGTCGTCGGGGCCTTTGCAGAAGCAAGAGGGCTCCATGTCCGACGAATTCCACGAGATCGAGGTCGAGATCCGTGCGACGACTGATCGCGGTGTCCTGGTCAGCGATGGTGACCACAATGGGTAAGCGCTCGACCTTCACCGAGGCGCAGGTGGCGCGCGCAGTTCGCGCGGCCAGGCGCGTCGATCCTTCGGCCGTCATTGAGGTGACACGCGAAGGCACCATCCGCATACTGCCCGCAGAGTCGGAGAAGCGCTCCGAGGTGGACAGGTGGTTTGCAGAGAATGGCGATGGTTAAGCTCCGCGGCATCCACCGCGTCAAGATGAAGCTCGCCTCGGGGTCCGTCCGCGAATACCACTACGCTTGGCGGGGCGGCCCGAAGTTCTGGTCATCGGACAGCGGCATCAAGGCCGGATCGGCAGAGTACCTGGCAGCACTCAGCGAGGTGGCGCCAAAGGGTCAGGCCGCCAAGGGCATGTTTCGCGAGATCATCATCGCCTTCCTGGACAGCCAGGATTTCAGCAGGCTCGCTCCTCGCACCCAGTCGGACATGCGCAAATCGTTCTTCCACCCCACCAATGGCATCGACCAGAAATGGGGCAGCGCTCCGACGGCCGTGTTCAACGACCCCCGCATCCGCGGGCGGGTGCTGGACTGGCGCGACACGATCGGAGGCAAGATCGGCGATGACCGGGTCAGGCACCTGCAACGACTGATCGCCTACGCTCTGGACCGCCGTCTGCTGCTGCATCACCAGCTGCGCGAGATCGCGTCAGTCTACTCTTCGAACCGGGCAGATGTCTTCTGGCTTCCGGAAGAGGTGGAGGCATTTGAAAAGGGGGCACCAGCCCATGTGGCGCGCATCCTGACAGCCGCTGTCGAAACCGGCCTGCGGCCCGAAGACCTGCATGTTCTCAGCCGCCAGCACATCCACCCTACCCCGCACGGCCGGCGGATCGTGACCTGGACCAAGAAGCGCAAGCGCCTGGCCTCGATCCCCGTCACGCCGCGCCTGGCCACCCTGATCGACAGCCTTCCCGCGGATCAGGATCGGATGATCACGAACCAACGCGGCCAGCCCTATCAGCACGAGAATTACCTGGGCGATGCCGTCAGCACCTGGCGCGACAAGCTGAAGCTTCGAAAGGCACTGCGCCTCTACGATGCACGCGGAACGGCCGCGACGAAGCTGCTGGACGCTGGCGCCGAGCTGAAGGAGATCGCGACCGCCATGGGCTGGTCTATCAAGCACGCAGCCGAGGTGATCGAGCGCTATGTCGCGCTGTCTCCGGCCATGGCCGATGGCCTTGCCGAGAAGCTGGCAAGGGCGGAATCGAGAACGAAACTGTAAAATGACTTGTAAAACGGTGCACTGCCCACAAGGCTAAGTGCTGGTCGGGGCGAGAAGATTCGAACTTCCGACCTACGGTACCCAAAACCGTCGCGCTACCAGACTGCGCTACGCCCCGACGAGCG